GGCGATCCAGCAGGAAGGCCGGATCTACCGCACCGGCCAGGCATCCGATGCCATCATGCGCTACCTGAACACCGGCACCAACTGGGAGCGCTGGACCTTCGCCAGCACCATTGCCAGCCGGGCCAGCACCGCCGAGAACCTGGGCATGGGCGAGATGGCGCGCGCACTGAAAGACTCGTTCATCCAGTCGTTCGAGGAATCCGACACCTACGCACCCGGCCACGAGGGCGAGGGCAAAGGCGGCAAGGAGCGCGACAAAGCGGCCAATGACGCCATCACCGAATACGACCGGGCCAAGACGCACTACTGGGCCACGCAGAAGAAAAACAGCCGCACCAAGGCGCAGGAAGGCGCCGACTACTTCGCCACGCCTGAACCTTTGGGCCTGAAAATGGCGCAATGGCTGGACGCGCGCCCAGGTGAGGCCACGCTGGAGCCCAGCGCCGGGCATGGCGCGATTGCCCGCTGGTTGCCCGATGTGACGCAACGCACGGCGATTGAACCCAGCTTGGCGCTGCGCTCACGGTTGGCGCTGGTGATGAACCCAAACGAGGACCGCATTCTGAATGGCACGTTTGAAGATCACCACATCACCAACAAGTACGACGGCATTGTGATGAATCCGCCCTTTGGTACGGCCGGACGCACGGCGGTGGACCACCTGACCAAAGCCGCCACCCACTTGCGCGACGGCGGCCGCATCGTGGCACTGCTACCTGACGGGCCAGCCGCCAATGCCAAGTTTGACAAATGGTTTTATGAGTTGAGCGAGAAGCCAGTCAAGCCGCTGATCACGCACCCGGAGCATGGCCCCATTTACAAGGGCGACACTGTAACGTCACGCGCCAGCTTTATCCCTGGAGCAAGTTCCGGTGTAGCGATTGATTCAATCCGAGATGGAGTGCTGCAAACCAAGGTAGCGAGCGCAGGCAGGGCTTATTTGACTGCAATCACGCCTGAATCAATTACCGGAGTAAAACCAACCGGGAAGCGCACCGAGCAATTCAAGCCCGCTGAAGGCCTATCGCTGGTGGCCAGCATCAAGCTGCCAACCATCACCTTTGAGCGCGCTGGCACTGCTGTTGCCACCCGCATCGTGGTGATTGAGAAGGGCGGCGCCAACGTGATGCAGGGCGACCGGGATTACTCGGACATCACCGACATCAAAGAGCTGTTCGACAAGCTGGAGAATCTGGACTTTGCAGCCCGCACCAAGCCGGTGGAAGTTGCGCCGACAGAGTCCGTCAAGGAAGAGAAGCCAGCAACCGCAGCAAAACCAGCCAAGGAAAACGCCAGCGCGGGCGGCGAGGTTGTCATTGGCGGCACCAAGTACGAGATCGAGATTTACACCACGAACGCTGGCAAGGAAAAGCACGGTGTCTGGATGGCATCAAAAGCCGAAGCCAGTAAGTACAGTGCCCGCGCATTCACCAGCAACGCAGAAAAAGACAAGGCAAACAAAGGCAAGTGGTTTGTCGATGAATACTGGTTCCCGAAGGATGCAGAGGTCATCAAGCCTGATGCCATGCCAGCGTTCAGCCGTGGAACACGCCCCGGCGCCTCAGTTGGCGAAGTGACGCAGGTAGTTGAGGATCTTCTGGCCCAGTTTGCCCATAAGCCCCCGGTCCGTATTCTCGACAGTGCTGTGGGTGTCTTGCCTGGGGCAAGCTATGACGACTTGATCTCTGGTGCCGTACATCGTGGTCGGGTACATATTTTCATAGACCAAATCCCGAACCGGGCCGCTGCTGTCCGAACGCTTTTCCATGAATTGCTCCACTATGGGCTGCGCCGCTTTCTGACAAAAGACCAGTACAAAGCGCAGATGCTGGCACTCTACAGCAAAGACATGTGGATTCGGGCGAAGGCAAACAAGTGGCTGGCATCCGAACAAGGTCAATCCGTTTTGGAGCTGGGCGACAAAGAATATGCCCGCGCCCGTGGGGTGGACGAGGCCCTGGCAGAATTGGCCGAAAGCAATATGGGCGAAGCGCAGGCCAATGCCTTTGGCAACCGCGTCTATCGTGCCGTCGTGGATTGGCTGGCCAAGTCGGCCAACCAATTTGGGTTTGCCGAAGCTGGTGCTTACCTGAGCGGCATCACCAGCACCGAGGCGCGCGACTATGTGCGCGGGGTGTTCGGCAAGCTCAAAGACGATGCCGAAGCGACACAGGACGATTGGGCATTCACAGCAGATCCGGCATTCAAGGCCGCGCCGGAGGCCTTGGACAACTTGCGCCCCCTGGAGGGTTTGTCTGTCGCCAAGGTCAATGGCATCGTCAACGCCATCAAATCCCGCTGGAGCAATGCCCCGGACATCGTGGTGGCCGCCAACATGGCCGACGCCATCATTCCGCAATCGGTGCGCGACTACGACCAAAAACAGAAGTCCCTGGGCGCCACGGGCGAACCCGAGGGCTTTGTGTACCAGGGGAAGGTGTATCTGCTGTCTCAGCAGTTGGCAACCCCTTCGGACGCCATCCGCGTGCTCTTTCATGAAGCACTGGGGCATATGGGCCTGCGCGGAACCTTCGGCACCGAACTAAAACCCATCCTGCAGCAGATCGCTACCATGCGCAAAGCCGATGTGATGGCGAAGGCTGGTCAATATGGCCTGGACATGGGCATTGAGTCGGACCGCCTACAGGCAGCAGAAGAGGTTTTGGCTGAAATGGCCGAAAAATACCCGGATCATGGTTTTGTGAAGCGCGCCATTGCATTGATTCGGGCATGGCTGCGTCAGAGCGTGCCGGGTTTTGGGGGCATGAAGCTGACCGACTCGGACATCATCGTCCAGTTCATCTTGCCTGCACGCCGCTTTATTGAAGGCGACGGTGGGCCCAAAGGCAGCAAAAACATGGAGGTGAGTGGAACAAGTTCCACTGAACCCGCCTTTTCTCGCGGCCTGGGTGAATCGCTCACCTCCGGCATCAACAACGTGCGCGACGTGAAGTTGCCAGCTGGCTACCTGGTGGGTGACCTGATTAATGCCGTGCCCGGCAAGCTGAATCGGTGGCACAAGACGGTGGGCACCCAGTACAACCTGGCCCAACGCTCCAAGCCGTTCAAGCGCGTGTTCGATTCGGTGCAAAACTTCCTCAATGACGTGAGTCTCTTCGCCACCGAGGCTGCTGACCTGGCCCCCAACATCCTGCCGAAACTGGAAAGCTGGAAAGACATCGGCAAGTCGCCGCTATCACCGGCCGACACCAAGGCCATCAGCGCGCCGATTTTCGAGGGCACGCTGAGTTGGACCCGTGACGCCGACGGCAAGCCGGTCAAGGCGCAGGGTGATGGCGCGGCCGGTGTGGTGTGGACCAATGCCGAGCTCAAGAGCCTGTTCAACCTGACCGACAAGCAGATCCCGCTGTACCGCGAGTTCCGCGCCGCCACCAACAAGAGCCTGACCAATCTGGCCGTGGCCGACATGCTGCGCTTTGGCGGGGATGACGTGGCACCAATCCGCGACATCGTGCTGGCGTCCAAGAATGTGACCGAGGCCGCGGCAACCCTGCGTGACTACCTAACCTCGCTGGCAGAAGCGGATCCGGCGCGTAGCGATGCGCTGCTGGACACGGCGAAGAAGATGGTGGCCAAGGGCGACAAGGCGGCCGACCTGATGGCGCGCGGCTACGCCCCGCTGTCACGCTTCGGTCAGTACACCCTGGATGTGGTGGATGCTGACGGGGAGCGCGCCTACTTCGGCATGTTTGAAAACCGCTTTGATGCGGCCAAGATGCGCCGCAAAATGGAAGGCTTGTATCCGCAGGCGACCATCACCCAGGGCACCGTGTCCGAGCAGGAGTACAAGATGTTCGCCGGGGTGTCGCCCGAGACACTGGAACTGTTTGGCGATATGCTGGGCCTGGAGGCCACTGGCGACGGCGCGGCTAACGAGGCCTTTCAGACTTACCTCAAGCTGGCCAAGTCCAGCCGCAGCGCCATGAAGCGCCTGATCCAGCGCAAAGGCATTGCCGGCTTCAATGAAGACGCTGGACGGGTGCTGGCTGGGTTCATCTACTCCAACGCCCGCCAGACTGCCAGTAGCCTTCACATGGGGGAAATGACAAAGGCCGCCACCGACAAGGATGCTTTCAAGAACCAGGGCGAGTTGCAGGATGCTGCCGTCAAGCTGGTGGACTACATCAAAAACCCGCAGGAAGAGGCGCAAGCCTTCCGGGGTCTGTTGTTCGCGCAGTACATCGGAGGATCCATCGCGTCGGCCATGGTCAACATGACCCAACCCTTGACGATGACATTCCCGTGGCTGACCCAGTTCGGCGGCGTGACCGCAGCGGCCAAGCAGATGGCCGCTGCAGTGAAGGATGCCAACAAACCCAAGACCGGAGATGCGAAGCTGGATGCGGCGCTGCACCGGGCCGAGGAAGACGGCACCGTGTCACCGCAGGAGGTGCACCAGCTCATGCAACAGGCGCAAGGGCGCGGGGCCCTGCAGTCGGGCGACGGTACCACGGCGGGCAACGCCATGGCCACAGCCAACAATCTGCTGTCACGCATCACCCTGGCCTGGGGCAAGCCTTTTTCGTGGGCCGAGCAGTTCAACCGGCGTGTGACCTTCATCGCCGCCTACCGCACTGCCGTGGCACAAGGCATGGCCGACCCGGACGGCTTCGCGCGCCGGACGATCAGCGAAACACAGGGCACCTACAACAAGGGCAACAAGCCGACCTGGGCTCGGGGCGCTTGGGGCGGCGTCCTGTTTACCTTCAAGCAGTACAGCATCAGCTACGTGGAAATGCTGTCCCGCATGGCCAAGAACGGCCCCGAAGGCAAGAAGGCCGCGCTACTGGCGCTGGGTGTTTTGTTCCTGATGTCGGGTGCCGGGGGTATGCCGGGCGCTGACGATCTGGATGACCTCATCAGCGGGGCACTGCAATCCATGGGCTACAACTTCGACAGCAAATCCAAGCGGCAAGAGTTCTTTGTCAGCCTGTTTGGAGAAGGCGGCGCGCAGTTTATGGAGCGCGGTGTGTCGGGCCTGCCCGGCGTACCGATTGATGTGTCCGGGCGCATGGGCCTGGGCAACCTGATCCCTGGCACCGGCCTATTCACCACAAAGACGGATCACACCCGTGATGTAGTCGAATTTGCAGGTCCAGGCGGGGACTTGATCAAACGCGGCTTCGATGCGGCTGGAAAGCTTATCACTGGAGATATTGGCGGCAAGAGTGGCGCATTGGCGACCATTGCACCAAAGGCGGCACAAAACATGTACCAGGCGCTCGATATGGCCAATATGGGTATGTATCGGGATGCCAAGGGCATGAAGGTGCTCGACACGGACGGGTATGATGCAGTGGCGAAGGCGATAGGCTTCCAGCCCAATGATGTGAAGCGCTCGCAGGATGCCAGCTTTGAAGTGCAACGCATGATTGGCTTGAACCGGATCACCGAATCCGAGATTGCCAACCGGTGGGCGCTGGGCTTGTTTGAGAAGGATCAAGCCAAGGTGCAAGCCGCACGGGATGATTTGGCCGAATGGAACAGGGCCAATCCGGAGAGTCCAATACGCATCAAGTTCGGCCAGGTGGCGCAACGAGTCAAAAAGATGAACGAAACAAAATCACAGCGGATCGCAAAAACCGCACCAAAGGAAATCCGGGCAGCCGTGCGGGCAGAACTGGCGGCGGCGCGATGAACTGGGCCGGAATATCCATTGCGCTGGGCCTGTTCGGGCTGGCCATCTTCGCCATGCCCTACGGACTTGTCATCATTGCAGGGATGGTGTGGATGTGGCGTAAGGGCTGATCCCACTGCAAAAGTAGAAGCCACCCTAACCCGGTGGCTTTTTTCATGCCCGCGTGGCAGTTCTGCCGCCGCCCCCCCGCTAAGGTTTGGTGAATTCAAGGTGAATTTGCACAATCGCGTGAGATGACCGCAGCCGCCTTGTCCGAAAAATGAACCAGCACAACCACCAGTGCAATCAAGGGCGATCCTGCCTGTGTGACAGACGCACACCGACAGAGCGCAAGGAAGACTTGCTCAATGCGCTTTTTGTTTTCGTTTTTATCTGTATCCCCACCGGAGTGTATGCATGGCTCGAATCCTTCAATTGATCGCCCAACGCTTGAAGTCCAAAACCTACTGGGTAGGTATGCTGGGCTTGTTGCTCACCGCTATTGACATCAGCTCGGGAACCATCACGGGTTTGCTGCCTGCTGAGTACCGCCCCTTCGCCGTGCTGCTCTGGCCAATGGCCGTGCTCACGTTGCGTGAGGTCACAACCGCTGCGTTGAGTGACAAATGACACCTCAAATTATCAAACCGGATCCGAAGGATCGACGCATGCAAGATCAAAACATGGCAATTGTTGCTGCCCGTCTGAAGACCTTCGAGGACTCGTTTGTCGAAATGAAGGGGGATATGCGCAAGATGGCAGAAGCTGTCACCAAGCTGGCCGTGGTCGAAGAACGTCAAGCCAGCGGCGCCCAGGCCCAGGAACGCGCCTTTAAAGCCATCGCGGAATTGAAGGAGGATTTGCGCACCATAGATACGCGCATTTCTGCACTGGAACTGGCAGGGGTGAACTCAAAACGCACCAGTGCATGGATTGACAAATGGGTGCTGGCCGTGCTGGCTGCGGGGGCTATCTTCTTTGCCGCCAAGGTGGGGTTCAAATGAGCTTCGACCGAGCATTCGACCAAGCCTTTGACCGGCTTATGGGCCACGAAGGGGGCTATTCCAACCTGACTTCCGACCCAGGAGGCGAAACCAATTGGGGCATCAGCAAGCGCAGCTACCCCGGTGTGGACATCAAGAACCTCACGCGGGAAGGGGCTGCGGCCATTTACCTGCGGGACTTCTGGCAACCGCTGGGCGATGCGCCACCGGCCGTAAAGTTTCAAGCATTCGACTTCGCCGTCAACTCAGGGATGCAGACCGCCATTCGCAAGCTGCAGGCGGCCATCGGCGTGGCCGACGATGGGCACTGGGGCCCTCTGAGCGCTTCCAAGCTGGCGGGCATGGATGTGAACGACGTGCTGTTGCGCTACATCGCCCAGCGCCTGCGCTTCTGGGTGAAGTGCTCGGCATGGCCGACGATGGGCGCGGGCTGGGTGAACCGGGCCGCAGGAAATCTCGACTACGCATCACAGGACAATTAACATGGACTGGCTTCAAACAATCGCCCCCGCCGCCGCCACTTTGCTGGGCAGTCCGCTGGCTGGCATGGCGGTGAAGTTTCTGGCCGACAAGCTTGGGGTGGCCGAAAGCACCACCGAGTCGGTGAGCAAAGCGCTTTCCGGGTTGACCGAAACCCCCGAGGGTCGGATCAAGCTGGCCGAGATTGACGCGGACCTACGCACCCATGCGATTGACGCCGGTATCGACCTGGAGCGCCTGGCGGTGGCGAATGCGGGGGACGTGAACAAAACCATGCAGGCTGAAAGTGCATCGGAGCATTGGCCCACCTATACCTGGCGGCCTGCCATTGGGTTCTCAGTGGCTTTGAACGTGGCCATGACCTCGACCACTGTGGCCCTGACCTACGTGATGGTGATCTTTTGGGACAAAAAGCCCGAAGTGCTCAGTTACCTACCCGCCATGATTGGGGCCATGGCTGCGCTGGTCGGGGTGGTGGCACCCATTATTGGTATTGCAAGCTGGTTCAGGGGTAAGGCGCAGGCTGATCCGAATATTCAGACTATCAACCGGGGGTAGGTGATCAAAGGCTGCTTGCAATGCTTTCCGCAGACTCCCTGTAGTACCGCATCAGCATATTCACGTTTTTGTGCTGGCTGATCCTGGCCAGCTTCTTCAAGTCCACCTTTTTGGCAAGCATGGTCAGCGCAAAGGCGCGCGAGTCGTGGAAAGTGAAGTCTCCGGCCTGCGTACCGTCCCTGGCCTTCCTGAATAGCGCATCCAGGTTGGTGGCATCAATGGTGAAGTCGGCCAGACGACACACCTTGAGCGCGCGCCGCGTGATGGGTATTTGGGCCAGCTTCATGGTCTTGGTCTTCACCCTGATAACCCGAGTGTCGGCATTCAGTGTTTCCGAGTTCACCCGCAGAATCTCCGATGCCCGCAAACTGGTGTGCAGGCCGATCATGAAGGCTAGCGCGACCTGCTGGTAGTCGGTCTGCGGGGGCTGCCCTGGCCGGTAGCCAAGGAATCGCAAAATGGCGAGAATGCGCTTCCAGTCCCACAGCGCCGTGCGGGCCTCGCTCTCTTTGGGCATTTCCACCCCCTTGAACGGGCTGTGGTCCATCCAGTGCCACTCTTCCCTTGCCTTGGTGAATACATTGCGCAGGAGGTTCTTTTCGCGCTGTACGGTCGAGCCGATCACGGGCCGAATGCCATTTTCAGGGTCGCCGTTTAACCTGTGCTCCCGCCACCCTGATATTTGCGGTTGCCGGAGGTTCGCCAGCGGCACATCGCCAAAGTAGCGCAGCATGGCATCCAGACGGAGCCGTTCCCAGCGTTCCCCCTCTTTTTTGCTAGATACCTCGGCCAGGTACCGTGTGAAGGCTTGGGAGAGCGTCTTTCCTCCCACGACGCTCCCAGCCCGCATTTCCGTCTCACGCATGGCTGCCCACTGCTGGGCCTCGCGTTTGGAGCCGAACACCCGTGAGTCGCGTTCACCCTTTACGGTGAGTTGTACGCGCCAACCTTTTGCATGTGGGAGGATTGAGGCCATCGTGGGAGATGTGTGCGAGCAAAATGGGAGAATATTTTTCCGAAGTTTTCCGTTTCATTGGAAAGGTGTCGAAATGATATCCCACCGGCTACGCTGGAGAATTCCCTTGTTTTCCGAGTGGATCGGAAAAAATAGCCAAAAAAAATACTAACAATTGGTGCCCGAGACCGGAATCGAACCGGTACGCCCGTTATTCACGAAGCGGCGGATTTTAAGTCCG